TCTTTATCATGATGGCGCTCAATATATCTGAGCATCCTATCAGCTTCTGCTCTGTAATCTGCATAGGGATAAACTAATTGTCTATATGCACAAATTTTCACCCAGCAATAACGCCAGGACCTCGCTTTCCAAAGGAACAAGATAGAAGCACGAATCTTGTCAAAATTTGGTCTGAATAACCACCCAGTATCTCCACGGTGAAAACCTGCATTGAGGAACTTGGCTCCGGACAACTTACTAATCGGACACTCAAGTTTTAAACTAAATCCCAACTCACGACCAAACTCTATAGCACGTAAGAGCCAGCCGCGCATCTGAAAAATAGAATCATCCCCATATATCTTAGCAGGGGTACTGTAATAGACTTGCAGTATTTTCGAAACTGACATACCAGTTGTGTTACAAAGGACTGCCTCACCCAAATACCTGGCAATAATGTACAGAAACAGACGCAAAAGAGCCATCGTATTATCTGTAGCAGTATTCAACTTGCCAGAAGGATTAACACAACACCGAAAATATAACCAGCCATCAGGACCAATGATATAAAGTTCAGTGACCCCACGATGGGCAAAAGTCATCAAGTTACAATCAGCAACTCGATCACTGCTACCCACAGCAGAATCAAGAACAATATTATCAAATCTATCCTCATCAATCTCAGTCTGAAATGAATCATTCACAGAGGCCTCCATGTGTTCAACATCGAAGCATATGAAATCAGGATCTTTATCCTTACCAGACAAAAGATATTGAGACATAGAATTCCACCCACCATACCAAGGAGTCATTCCCACTGCACTCCACTCACGCTCATTAGCCATCGCTAGAAAACTATCGTTCTGATCAGAAAACACCATAAGATTAACCAAATGCATAAGGAGATCCCCACACATAAAAGTACGTGTCTTACGTTTCTTCACATCAGGATTCAACAGCTTATCAGATGTTCTAAGCTCACCTTTAGGAGAAACACTCCAATAAACATGGTCCCAAACAATAGAAAGACCAAGGCGAACACAAAAAATAACTCTGAATTTTCCAGTTAGGCGGATTTGGTTGATTATCTCCCGCAAAAGCGGCATTTCCCCATCCAGTGCATCACCCTTGTTCTTATACTTCAAGTTCAAGGGATAACCCGGGGAAGTGGTGCGATCAACTAGAGGTAAAATATCATCTAGCTCACGCAAATGGCCCTGTAAAAAGCCACGAGTAATCTTCCTAGCCGCTTCATTGGCCAACCTCCATGCCTCTGGATCGGGGCACCACTCATAGCAGAGAAGATTCTTCCGAAAATCATTCTCGAGCAATTCTCTTGAAAAAACCGCCGGCTGATAGCCACGCGGAAGCTCGAGTTTGGTTTTCTCTTCTCCCTCTACAATCAAAGCCAACAACTCTGTATTAGTCGCAGGAAAGTGCTCCCCTTGTATACCGTTATTTATGCGCTTAATCACAAAAGCAGCATCATTAACGTCGACTAATTCTTTATACAAGGGGATCACAAGTTTTTTGGCTCTGTTTGAGTAAACCACGTCACCGCAGACACAGGATAGAAAAGAATAAAGGCATTCAATTTTTCACGAACTTTTCCCTGGTGTATTCCAATACAATGTCCATGTTCATTATACACCGGAGAACCGGAAACAGTCTCAACAGAATTACAAGTGTAGTGACAAACACCTGTCTCCCTATCAATAGATACCACCTCACCATGATCAATTACAGGATCTTTGATGGAATCTGCCGAATGTCCAACTATTTG